AATATGAATTTTTTTTATATTTTTGTAAAAAAAAGGTTGACAAAGTAAAAAATAAATATTATAATTAGTTCATAAAACCGAACAAAAAAGAAAGGAGTGATATTTTTGTTTGATTATTCAAAATTAAAAGGAAAAATAAAAGAAGTTTGTGATACAAGGGAAGAATTTTGTAAAAGAACAGGAATTTCTAATACTTCATTGAGTTTGAAATTAAATAATAAAAGAGAATTTACTCAAAGAGAAATGATAAAAATTTGTATGGTGTTAGGTTTAGAAATAGCTGATATAAAAGAATATTTTTTTTGCGAAAAAAGTTCATAAAACCGAACAGAAAGGAGAAATAGATGAAGAAAATTGTAATCAATATAGAAGTTGATTTTGAAGTTTTAGAAGAATCATTGATTAACATAAATAAAATTTTAGAAAAAGTTCAATCAGATTCCAATTCTGACTTTAATATAGAAATAAATGTAGAGACTTATTAAAAAAAGCAGGAGCCTTAGCTCCTTGAAAAAAATATTTTAGTAACGGAATTTTTGAGGATTAGTTTCTCGTTCTAATTTTTTTGCAATTTTAAATTGTTCAGAAATTTTTTTATAAATCTCGAAGTATTTATCTACAAATTCAGTTTCAGTAATTCCTTGAGCAAGATTATTTTGTTGAATGTAGATATTAGTTAGATTAATTAAATCAATATCATTTAGTTTCATAATTACACCCCCTTTCTAACTAGATTATAACACAAAGGGGGGGAGAAACAAAAGGAGAAAAAATATGGAAATTTTTTTAGAAGGAAATATTTTAGAAAGTGGATTAGAAGAGTTAGCAGAAATGCTTTTAGAGAAGTTTGAAAAAGAAGAGGTACAAGAAAAAAGTTATGAGTAGTGCAGAAGAGTTAAGAGAAGAGCTAAAAGAATTTCAAAGAACTTTTGAAAAACTTACTGAAGAAATCAACGATATTTTTTCAAAGTATATAGATTTTTCATATAAAGCAAAACAAAAGATGAATGAAATGCAAAAGAAACTTATAAGACTTGAAGAACTTGAAAGGAAGAGAAAATGAACAAAAAAAGTGAGTGGAGTAAGTATATAGATGACAAAGCATTATTAAGAGTTAACGGAAAAATCAAATTTAAAATGCTTGGATATGATGGAATTGTCTCAAGAGATAGTGATACACATTGTCTTTTTGTAACAATATTTTTAAAGGAAACAACAAAACTGTCAGAAGAAATTTTAAATGAATTAAAAGAAATAGTTTATCACAAAAGGATAAAATTTGTTCAAGAAAATTTTTGGGAAGTTGGGACTATAGAATTTAACTCAGCAAGTTTGGAAGATTATATACCAGCTTATGAGCAATTAGGACTAAATAAAAATAAGACATATAAAGATTTGAAGTTTATAAAAAACGAAACTAAAAAGATAATATGTTGTCTAATAGAAAGAGGGATAAGGTAATGGATATTAGAAAAAAATTAAAAGAACTCGGATGGAATCTATACAAAAATAATAAAATAGAGAAAATTTATGAAAAGCATAATAGAGAAACATTAATAATTTTTAATAAAGATGGAAAAAATGTATCTTTTAAAAATGTACATTCTTTAAATAGAGAAGAACTAGATGCAATAAAAATGGAAATGGATGATTTATTTTTTAAGGCATACTTTGAAAATGAAATTAAATAAAAAAATTAAAAAGGAGATAAAATATGAACACACAAAAAAAGGCTTTTTGCTATAACGACGTCGCTGATTCTTTTAGAGTAGGGATAGATTATAACAAAACACAAAATTCAACAGTTTTAGCATTTTCAAACTTAAAAGAAAAAAGTACATCACAATGTAGAACAAAAGAAAGTAAAGAAGATATAGAAAACAATACTTTCTTTAAAGGATGTATAGCAGGGATGTTGACAGCATTTGCAATAATACTTTTTATAATGAATTTTATAAAAGAACTTATGTACTAAAAATATTGAAGAGGAAGAGGGACTTATGAATAATGTAAATTTAATAGGAAGATTAACAAATGCTGTAGATTTTAGATATAGTCAAGCACAAAATCCTTATTGCTTTTTCACAATTGCAGTAGATAGAGGATTGTCAAAAGAAAAAAGAGAAGAACTTCAATCAATGAATAAACAAACCGCTGACTTTATAAGAATAGTTGTTTATGGAGTAATGGCAGAGAATTGCAAAAAGTTTTTAAAGAAAGGAAGAAATGTAGCAATTCAAGGAAGAATCCAAACAGGAAGTTATACTGCAGAGGACGGACAAAGGAAATATACATTTAATATTGAAGCTGAAAAAGTACAGTTTATTGATTGGGGAGATAAAGAAAAGGAAACTGATCCATTTGATGATTGGGACGTAGGCATTTCTGAAGCACGAGATGAAGAAATTCCATTTTAAAAAAATAATATTTAGAAACAACGGAAATAGAACGATGAAAAAAGATAAAGAAACTTTAGTAGATGAAATAGAAAAATTAAAAGAAGCTTTTAGACAGGTTAAGATAAGTTTAATAAAAGAATTTAAAGATATACTTATAAAAATATTTCCTAATTACAAAAAGTATTTAAAACATATTTATATTATTTATGACCTGTCTTTTAATAAAAAAGGAGTAAAAAATGAAAGAATTAAAATTCAGAGTTTGGGACAAAGAGAGAGAAACATTTTTAAATAATGTATTTATTGGTTCAGATGGAACATTGTATCAATTTTCAAAAGATACAATTTTTGGAACAGCAATAACTTACTTAGATTCCGAAAATAAAAAGATATTGCAATATACAGGGTTACACGATAAGAATGGAAAAGAAATCTTTGAAGGAGATATTATAAAAATCAAAGATGAAACATACAGAATAACTTGGAACGGATGCTTTTCAAGTTTTGACATGACTAATATAGATAAATCAAAGCAATATAAAGACTTGTATATATTAAACAAAAACTTTGAAAAATCAGAAATAGTTGGAAATATTTATCAAAATAGAAAGTTATTAGAAAACAAATAAATCAAGAAAGGAAAAATAGAATGAACTCAACGGCAGCAAAGAAATTAATGATAGCAGAAAGTAGTGTTTTTTATAATGGTGTTGAATATGATAAAATTCAATCGCTTATTTTCAAAAAAACAGAAAATGGAATTAAAGCATGTGCAGAATTAATAGACAAGAACAAAAATTCTATAACAGTAGCTTTTTTAAAAGATATAAAATCAGAAGAAAATGAGAATAAAGAAAAAATTGATATTGATGATTTATATTTCGAGGGATTACAGAGTGAATTTAAAAGAAATGCTTTACTTTGTATAAATAGTCTTGGAATATCAAATCACAAACTGGCATTAACAGAAATTAGAGCAATAATAAGTGTTATTACCGATTTAGAAGAGGCACTTGAGCAAAAAATAGAAGAAAATAAAAAAGAAGAGTAAACAAAAAAGCACTTTTAAAAGTACTTTTCTGTGATAGTTTCATAGTGTTATATGAAACAAAAAATTATTAATCGTTAATAATATTATATCACAGAATGTTGAAAAATGCAAATAAAAGAGGGTGTTTTATACCTCTTTGCGAGCTTGTAATGGATATTATTTTTTCGACCATACAAAAAAATAAAAAAAAAATAAAAAAATGTTGGTGGTATGATATGAATTTTATTAGAGAGAAAAAAATTTACTGTGGAGAAAAATATATGGAAGTAGATATATATCCATATATGACTTTTAGAAAACCGAAAGGGCAAAGGTCAAAAAAAGTTAAGGAAAGTATTCCGGTTCAAAAAAACTTAAATGATAAAAATGCAAAGAGGAAATTCGTTCAACTTGCCGAAACAAATTTCGGAGATGAAGATTTAGCTTTGCACTTAACATATAGCAATGAATTTTTACCAAATAGCATTGAAGAAATGGAAAGAGAAATCACTAATTTTTTAAGGAGATTAAAAAGACTTAGAAAAAAATTAGAACTTGAAGATTTAAAATACATATTAGTAACATCATATACAACACAAGAAGATGAAGAGGAAGGAGTACAAAGTGTTAGACCTCATCATCATTTGTTAATAAACAAGGGGGTTGATAGAGATACAGTTGAAGATTTATGGAGGAAGAAAAGAAAGAAAGGAGAAAAGAAAGGAAAAAGAATCGGAATAGCAAACTGTCAAAGATTACAGTATAACGAGATAGACGGAATCACGAGTATAAGTACATACTTTGCTAGAAATCTAACTCAAAAAAGAAAATGGACTTGTAGTCAAAATTTAAAGAGACCTGAAAGTCGTACTAATGATGCAAGATATTCCAAGAGGAAAATTGAAAAGTTAGCAAAAAGCTACTTTGATAGAGAATTTTGGGAAAAACAATATCCAGGTTGGAGTATAAAAGATAAAGACAACGGATATAGTGCAGTGTATAACGAGTTTACAGGTTGGAGTATATACTTGAAATTAAGGAGGAAAGAATGAAAGATATTTCAAAATTAAGTGCAGAGAGACAAAGAAAAATATTAGATTACGTGGGAAAGGAAATTTCAGAAGGATTAATTGATTCAGTGAATAAAAAAAATGAAATGACACTTAGAAGTATAATAACGATAACTGATGAACAGATAAATATTTTAAAAGAAAACGGAATAAGTCTGACTGATGTTGCATATGAAATTGAAAAGGCACAAAGAAAAGTACTTTATAAGTTTTTGTGTAAAGATGATTTATATAAAGAATTTTATGAGTACATCAAACAATTAATCAAGAATGGAAACTTAGAAGAAAAAATCGTTAGAAGAAAATTTGAAGAACTTGACAGGAGAAAATAGATGAAAAAGTGTAAGTTTCTTCAAAATATTAATAAAAGAGATAGTTGGATAGAAGCAAAGTTTTATGGTGTGTTTCAATACTCAACAATTTTAAAAGAAAGTATTATGGTAGGTGGATTGTCAGGAGGAGTAATAGCATATCCGGTAGCAATAGTTGAAGACGAAAACGGATTACAACAAGTTGAACTGTACAGGGTCAAGGAGATAGAAAATGAGAATTAAAGCAGATTGTGATGTAAATTGTTATTTGTGTAAAAATGTATCAGATCATGTAACGGAGTCTTTAAATTTTATAAAAGAAGATAATCAATATATTTTAAATATTAAAATCAAAGATAGAATTAAAGATGTATTTGGTAAAACATTTTATTTTTATGATAAAGAAATAGAATCTATAGACATTGAATATAAAGGAATTCTAAAATACATAAATTTTCTTGATTTAATTTGTTTTTCTGAAGAAATAATGTGTGTATATTTAGATGATATACAAGATTTAAAAATGAATAGTATTAAACTAGCAGAAAAAAACGAGGTTATAACTAATGAAAATTATGATTTTAGCAAAGATAAAAAATTTTTAAAAAGTTTCAAGAAGTTTTTATCTAAACAGTTTCATTTAATATTTGAAATTAAGTTAGAAAGTGAAGAGGTGCAAGAATAATGAATATAGATAATTTAATTAAAGAATTACAACAAATAGATTTTGATAAACTAACAGATGATGAGTTAGGAGAATTTGCTGACAATATGAAAACATTAGCAAATAGATTAGCTAATGAAACAATTAAAAGATATGTTGCGAACGGAGGAGAATTTTTTAAAAATGAATAATTTAAAATTTAGGGTTTGGGATAAAGTTTTAAAAGTAATGTCAGAAATTATACGTATAGATTTATTAAAAAAAGAAATAATACACTATGAAACGAATAATTGTTGTTATAAAGAAATTAATGTAAATTTTAACAATTATATAATTATGCAATCAACAGGCTTTAAGGATAAGAACGGAAAAGAAATATTTATAGGTGATATAGTAAAATTCCCTGATGAATATGAATTTGTAGATGGTGCAGGAGAAACAACGGATGTAACAGTTTGTAATGGCTTTAATATAGCAAGTGTTGTGAAAAAAGGAAGTTATATTACATTAGATAATTTTGTATATGAAGATGGAGGAACACCTTCAGGATTAGAAAATAATGATTTTACTTTTGATGATTTAGATTTTAAAAATTTTGAAATCATTGGCAATATATACGAAAACAAGGAGCTGTTAGAAAATGAATAAAATTGAACTTGAAAGCTATTTAGATGAATATGTAGAAATTACATTATTTGATAACTTTTGTTATCGTGGAATATTAACTAAAACAGATGATTACTTGGAAAGTTGTTATAAAAACGGATATTACTTTTTAAAGGGCGTTGATGATAATCAGCAATTTAGATGTTCTCACGTTAAGAAAATTAAAAAAATATAATAGGAGATGTTAAAATGAAAGATGTAAAAAGGAGTTTTCAAAGCTTGAAGAACAATGCTCAAGGGCATTTCTTTGAACAGCAAATTGAAAGAGCTTGTAATTATTACAGAGAAAAGGAAATAGCAAATATTCATAAAACTCCTGAACCTTTCCGAGTAATAAAAAAATTATCTTCAGGAAGATTTCAAGGGCAATTTATAAAAAAAGCTGAACCCGATTTCAAAGGAGTACTTAGTAATGGACAAGCAATAGTTTTTGAATGTAAATTTACTACTAAGGATAAAATTTCTAAAAGTGTTTTATCAGAGAATCAAGAGGTAGAGCTTGAAAGAAATTATAAACTTGGAGCAATAGTAGGAGTTTGTATTTGTTTTGCAGAGGGACTTACAGAAAGATACTTTTTTGTTCCATATTTAGCTTGGTATAAAATGGAAGTAGCAATTGGCAAAAAGAGTGTAACCATAAAAGATATACAACAATTTGAAGTACAATTTGATGGAAGAAATGGAATATTATTTTTGGATAATATTTTACAAAAAAATATAATTTAAAATAAAGGAGTTATTTTATGTTAGAAATAAAATTCACAGGAATATTTAAAGATGCAGAGGAATTATTTCAAGATTTCATAAGAAGAAATGAAAATTTGGAATTAGTAGAAATCGAAGTAGAAAAAGAAGAAAGAAAGAACATATTAGGGATAAAAGAGTATAAAAATATAATTATTGCAACATTTGTAGAAAAAGAGGAGGAATAACAATATATGAATAAATTTCAAAAAAATATAAAAGAGTATAAGAGAAAAAGAAAAACTGTTATATACATAGCAGGAAAGATTACAGGAGATTACAATTATAAAGAAAAATTTAGAAATGCAGAAACTTATTTAAGAAAATTAGGTTTTTCAGTTTTCAACCCTGCTAATTTTCCGTTTGGATTAGAGTATGAATCTTATTTAAAAATATGTAAATCAATTATTGAAGAGGTTGACTATATTTATGTATTAAAAGATTTTAAAGATAGTGAAGGAGCAAAGATAGAAATAAAACATGCTGAAAGAATAAACAAAAGAATTATCTATCAAGATGCAGAGGATAGAGAATTTATTGAAAGTATAGTTAGAATTTAGGAGGATAAGAAATGAAAACTAATAGAGCTATTGAAAAAATGCAGAAGATATTGTCATTATTAGTAATAATAAGTTATATATTGTTTAATATTATATTTATATTTAAAACTATAAAATTTAATATTGTTTTATGAGTGTTACTGATAATTGTACTTTCTATTTTAAATTTAACAATACTTGAAACATTAAAAAGAGAAATCAACAAGAGTGATAAAAAGGAGAAGTAAATGAAAAAAAATGCATTTGTAAAAGACTTTGAAGAGGAACTTAGATTGTTTGCAATTAATGAAGAGAATATAAAAAATATAAATGAAGATTTAGAATATATTGAAAGTCAAATTTATAGTGTTAAAAATGCAAATCCAACTTCCTACAATTCCGGAAAAGGTAGCGATACAAATTCAACAGAAGAAAAGCTTTTAAATTTATTATCCAAAAAAGACAGACTTTCAAAACAATTAATAATTATTGAAAATGAGTATGTTAGAACTAAAAATAAACTATCTTGTTTAAATGATGACGAATTTAGAATTATAGAATTAAGATTTTTTAAAAACTGTAAATTAGAGAAAATGGAAAAAATCTTATATAAAGATAAGGCTAATATCAGCAGAGAAATAGATAAGATATTATTAAAATTACTTGAAAAGAGATACGGAAAGATTATTTAATTTACAAAAAAATCGCAACAAAAATGTTAGTGTTAGATGATATAATAATAACATAGAAAAGAATATAAAGTATTATTTCAGAGATGTGTTCATGAGAACCTCCTTTCATATATTTATAGCAAGAAGAGAACAATAAAAATTGTTCTTTTTTTGTGATTTTTTATAAAAAAACACTTGACACGTAGTAAAATACGTGTTATAATATGTATAAGAAATAAGAAAGGAAGTCTTTAAAATTGAACAAGAGAGAGCTGATAAAAATTTTAAAAAAGAATGGCTTTAAACAAATACCAAAACGAGGTAAAGGAAGTCACGAATGTTGGTTAAAAGACGATATAATCTTAACAATACCAAAACCAACAAGGTCAGATTATGACAAAGGAACATTAGATGCAATCTTGAAAGAAGCAGGGTTAAAAAAATAACCCTGCTAAAAAACAATTTTAAAAACGAAATTAAAAGGAGGTTTGAAAATGAATAAGGGAGTAAGAACTTTTATTGCACTTTTTAAATTTAATGATGGAGTTTACACTATATCATTTCCAGATTTAAGAGGAGCAATTAGCGAGGCCGGAAGTATTGAGGAAGCAATTAGTAATGCTAAGGACGTTTTAGAAATTTGGCTTTTAAATGCTGAAGATTATAATATAAAAATTCCTAACCCAAAAAGTTTTAAGGAATTAGAGAATTTAGCTGTTGGTGAAAAAGATTTTATTCAATATATAACAGTTGATTTAGATTTAGCAAGGAAAAAGGAAGATAATAGATCAGTAAAGAAAACTTTAACTATACCATTTTGGTTAAATGAATTAGCAGTAAATAATAATGTAAATTTTAGTTATTGTTTGCAAAAAGCATTAAGAAAAGAATTAAATGTATAAAGTAAATAATTAAATAAAAATAAAGAAAGACATCTATTAAGGTGTCTTTTTTGTTGTAAAAAAGAGGTATATCAATGAACTTTTATAACACAAAAAAATGGAAAGATAAAAGGTTAAAAATATTGAGGAGAGACAGATATATTTGTGTAGAATGTAAGAGATATGGAAAGATAACAGAGGCAACAACAGTGCATCATATTTATCCTTATGAATTATATCCGGAATTAAGACTTAATACAAAAAACCTTATTTCATTATGTGAAAAATGCCACAATGAAATGCATAATCGCAAAAATCACGAAATTACAAAAAAAGGAAAAGAGTTACAAAAAAGAATATCCCCCCTACTTAAAAAATAGAAATACAAAGCCAATAAAAACGGCGTAAATAACCTTTTATATACAAAGGCATTTTTTTAGAAAAGGGGGAACGGCTAAAAATACAGCTTTTAAAAGGGTATAAAAAATGGGTTTTTAAAATTGCTTGTAAGTTTTGAAATTTCAAAAGAATTAGCAAAAATATAATGATATAAAAAAGACAATATTTTATAACAAAAAATTTATAAAAATGATATAAAAAGTTATCAATTTTTATCAATTTTTTGTTATTTTTTTACATAAAATTAAGGAGGTATTATATGAATTTTGAAAAAATTGATATTAATAGCATTATTGAATATGAAAATAATGCAAAAATACACACAGATGAGCAAATTGAACAAATTTGTAATTCTATTAGGGAATTTGGAAACAATGACCCGATTGCAGTTGATGAACATAATGTTATCATAGAAGGACATGGAAGACTTTATGCGTTGAAAAAATTAGGATTTCAAGAAGTAGATGTTATAAGATTAACTCATTTAAATGAGCAACAAAAGAAAGCTTATATTTTAGCACACAATAATTTAACAATGACAACAGGTTTTGATTTGGAAAAATTACAAATTGAAATGGAAGGAATAATAGATTTTGACATGTCGGAATTTGGATTTGAACCATTTGAACCTTTAAACGAATTAGAAGAAAACGAAGAACAATTTGAAGAGGTACTTAGTAGCTTAGAAAATGATGAAAATAAATTAAAAGTACAAAGAGGAGATATTTTTAAGTTAGGAAAGCATACTTTGATGTGTGGAGATAGCACAGATAAAGAAAGTGTCAAATTTTTAACAGGGGGGGTACAGTTAACCTTGTGGTAACAGACCCACCATATAACGTAAATTATGAAGAAAAAGCAAAGCATATTTCAAAAACGAGATCATGTGAAAGAATTAAAAAAGGTACAAATACTAATATTAAAAATGATAAAGTAGGAGATGAAGAATTTTATCAATTTTTATTTAAAATGTATAAAAATATGCTTGAAGTTTTAGAAGAAGGAGGAGCATATTATATTTGGTATGCTCAAGCTGAAAGTATAAACTTCTTAAAAGCATTAAAGGATGCAGGAAGTGATTTCAGACAGATTCTAATTTGGAATAAAAACAACATGGTATTAGGCAGACAAGATTATCAATGGAAATATGAGCCTTGTATTTATGGGTGGAAAGAAGGAGCACCTCACAATTGGTACTCAGATAGAAAGCAGACAACAGTTTTAGATTTTAATAAGCCATTAAGAAGTTTAGAACATCCAACAATGAAACCTGTTGATCTATTCAAATATTTAATTCAAAATTCAAGCAAAGCAGGAGACAAAGTATTGGATTTGTTTGGAGGTTCAGGAACAACATTAATTGCTTGTGAAGAATTAGATAGAGAATGTTTTATGATGGAATATGAACCTAAATATATTGAAGTAATAATAAAAAGATGGGAGAACTTGACAGGAGAAAAAGCAATAAAAATAAATTAGCAGAGGAGGTGTAGTATGGAATTTTCAAAAGTCAAAAAGGATTTAATAAAAAAAATGAAATCTGTAGGCACCTACGATAAATCTTTTAATGAAATTATTGAATTGACAGCTCAAATTTTAGTTGATTTAGAAAAAGCAAAAGAAAACTTTGCAAAATCAGGATATCAAATGGTTGTTACTCATACGAATAAAAATGGTAGCAAGAATCTAGTAAAAAATCCGTTTTATTTATCAATTGAGAAATTAAGAGATGATAGTATAGTCTATTTGAGAGAATTAGGACTTACTCCTACCGGCTTGAAGAAAATTAAGAATGTTATTGATACAGAACCACAACAAAACAATAGTGTTCTTGAATCCATACTCTCTAATTTTGAAAAAAAAGAATGAAATTATCAATAATTGTGATTTACAAAAAATAAACGATAATGAAGTTGTTGAGTTTATTACAAGTATTAATAGTGGTTCAAAAATTGTAAACGAAGAACAACAACAAGCAATTCAAAGATTTTTTAAAGATTTAGATAATAAGAATTATGAATTCAAAGTTGAAGAGGCAGAATTTGTAATAAAATTAATTGAAGGGACTATTGTTAATATTCAAGGAGAGACCATTTCAGGAATTCCTTTAGCTAATAAACCCTTGAAATTAATCCCATGGCAAAAATTTTGCATCTATAATATTTTAGGTTTTTATCATAAAAAAACAATATTAAGAAGATTTAAAGAGGTTTTCATATTTATACCAAGAAAAAATGGAAAAACTTCTTTTATTGGAGCTTTAGCTTGGGCATTGGGAATATTAAGCAGAAAATCCGGAACAAAGATTTATATTGTTGGTGACGTTTTAAAGCAATCATTAGAAAGTTTTACATTCATCAAAGAAAATATTTATCATCTTCAGGAAGATAAGTATTTCAAAATAAGAGATAATTCATTCGGACACACTATAGAAAGAAAATTTAGTGATGGTTTTATGAAAATTGAGGCTTTAGCAGGCAATTCAGATAATCAAGATTCATTAAATAGTAATATACAAATCTGTGATGAATTACACGCATACAAAACTCCAAAAAAATACAATGTAATTAAAGAGGCTGGAAAAGCCTATGCAAACAAACTCTGCATTGGGATATCAACAGCAGGAGATAATGAAAACTGGTTTTGTGGGCAAAGGTTAAAATATTGTAAAAAAGTATTAAGTGGACAACTTGTTGATGAGCAGTTGTTCATTTTTATTGCAAAGGCAGACGATAAAAACAAATATGATGATGAAACAGAAATCATAAAAGCGAATCCGTCGGTGGGTTATACGATAAGTCTTGATAGTTTAAAAAATGATGCATATCAAGCTAGAAATGACCCTCAACAAAGAAAAGATTTTCTCGCAAAATCACTTAATATTTTTACAAATAGCATAAAAGCATACTTTGACTTAACAGAATTTTACGAGTCAGATGAAAAATATAATTGGACTTTAGAAGAACTTGCAAAATTAAAAATAAGCTGGTATGGAGGTGCTGACCTTTCAAAATTACACGACCTTACTGCTTCAGCTTTGTACGGAAATTATAAAGGAGTTGATATTTGTATAACACATGCATTTTTTCCACGTTCAAGAGCACATATAGTTGCAGAGGAAAATTCAATTCCATTATTCGGTTGGGAAGATGATGGAAATTTGACAATGAGTGATACAGAAACTGTATTATATGACGATGTTGTGGATTGGTTTTGTATGATGAGAGAAAAAGGGTTTAAAATCCGTCAGGTTGGATTCGATAGAAAATTCGCAAAGGAATTCTTTTTAAAAATGAAAAAGAAAAAATTTAAAATGATTGATGAACCACAAATTTATTTTAAAAAATCACAAGGGTTTAGAAGAATAGAAATGAAAGTTAAAAATAAAGAATTTTATTATTTACATTCAGAAGCATACGAGTACTGTGTTTCTAATGTAAAAGCAGTTGAAAAAGTAGATGATGCAATACAATACGAAAAAACAGACCCGACTCAAAAAATAGACTTATTTGATGCATCTGTTTTTGCATGTATGAGAATGATTGAGGATGAAGATAAAAAGCATGAAACAGAAGAATGGTTAAAATCAAAATAAAATAATAAAAGGAGGTGAAAAAGAATGGGAATAAAGAATTTCTTTAAAAGAGAAAAAGTTGAAAAAAAACAAGAATCTAAGGCACGATATGGGTTTGTTTTGAATCAAAGAGGAATTTATGATTTCATATCAGGTTATACTACTATATCAGAAACGGCAGAATTTAAAACATGTATTGATATTATAGCAGATTTAGTTTCAAATATGACAATATACTTAATGCAAAACACCGAAAAAGGCGATATTAGATTAAAAAATGAATTATCAAAAAAAATTGATATAAATCCATGTAAGTTTATGACAAAAAAAGCATGGATTTATTTTATTGTTAAAAACTTACTCATAAATGGGAATGCAGTAATATTTCCTGTATTTGATAAAAATGGATATCTTGAAGATCTCATTCCAAAAACAACAAAAAATTTAGGATTTAATTGGGATTATTCAAAGCAAGATTATTATATTTTACAAGATAGTAATAGATACTATTCTGATGAATTTATACATTTTGTTTTAAATCCTGATGAAATAGAATTTTATAAGGGGAGAGGTTTAAAAATTGATTTAAAAGAAATCAATGAGGCTTTAAATCTTGCAACAAGTACAAGAAAAAGTTTTTTAAAAGGACAGTATATGCCAAGTTTGATAGTAAAAGTTGATTCAACAGAAGAACTTTTAGAAACAGAAGAAGGAAAGGAGTCAATAGAAGACAAATACTTATCAAGAAGAGAATCAGGAAAGCCTTGGATAATACCTGCAGAAATGCTTGAAATAAATCAAGTTAAACCTCTAACGTTAAATGATTTAGCTTTAAATGATAGTGTAATCTTAGATAAAAAAACTGTAGCGAGTATGATGGGAGTACCCGCTTTTTTGTTGGGAGTAGGAAGTTTTAACGAAGAAGAATTTAATAATTTTATACAAACTAAAATAATGAGCATTGGGAAAATAATCGAACAAACTCTTACAAAGAGTTTGATTTATAGTCCTGACTTGTATTTTAAATGTAATGCTCGAAGTTTATATTCATATAACTTCAAAGAAATAGCAGAAATAGGACAAAAACTGTTTACAAGTGGGCTCGTGCTTGGAAATGAAGTTAGAGACTGGATAGGATTAACACCACTTGATGAACTTAATGAACTTATAATTTTAGAAAATTATATACCGGCATCAAAAATTGCAGACCAAAAGAAATTGAATAAAGGAGGTGAGAAAAATGACGATGGAAAAAAGAACGAGTAATATTGATTTAAAAATACGAAGTGAAACAGTAGAAGAAAAAGAGAAAATAATTGAAGGATATTTTATTGTTTTTGACGAAGAAACAGAAATATTCCCGACATATTTTGAAAAAGTTTCAAGAGAAGCAATTGGAGACTTAAGTAAAAAAGATATAAGGGCCCTAATAAATCACAATACAGAGCTTGTAATAGGAAGAACAAAAAATTCTACTCTTGAATTAAAGGCAGATGCAAAAGGATTATTTGGAACTATAAAAATCAATGAGAATGATACTGATGCACTAAATATTTATGAAAGAGTTAAAAGGGGAGATGTTAGTCAATGCAGTTTTGGTTTTTATATAAACAAGCAAAACGAAACATGGCAAGATGATGGAACATTAAGAGTTGAATTGACAGATATTGACCTGTTTGAAGTTTCGGTTGTTACTTTTCCGGCTTATGAACAGACAAGCGTAAGTGCAAGAGAAAAATTAGAAAATGCAAAAGAAAAGAAATTAAAGTTAAGAAAAGAAAAAATAAAGGAGATGTTAAAGAAATGTTAAAAATTAAATTACTTCAAAGAAAAAAAGAAGATGCAGAAAAAAGACTTATAGAAAAAGAAGAATCAATAAAAAAATTAAATGAAAGAGCGAAAGAACTAGAAGTTGAAATTGAATCAGCTATTAATGAAGAAGTATTACAAAAAATTGAAGAAGAAGTTGTAAGAAATTTAGAAGAAACGAAACAATTTGAAAGTGAAGTTGCAGAATTAAGAAATCAAATAAATGAAATAGATTCTGAAATAGTAGAGTTAAGAAACAAAGCACCAAAAGTAAACCCAGAAGGAGAGAAGAAAAAAATGGAAAAAAACGAGCAAAGAAAAAAAGTAGATGAGTACATTAGATCCAAAGGATTAAAAAGAGACAAAATTACATCAACTGAAGTAGGAATTCTAATACCAAAAGAAGAAGTCCACACACCTGTTAATAAACCATCTAAAGTAATAGATTTAAGTGAATATGTAACAAGAATCAAAGTAAATTCTAGTTCAGGAACACATCCTCTTATAAAGAGAAATAAAGCTGTATTATCAACAGTTGAAGAACTTGAAAAAAATCCAGAACTAGTAAAACCTGAATTTGAGAAGGTTGATTGGAAAGCAGAAACATACAGAGGCTCAATAGCAATCTCACAAGAAAGTATCGACGATGCAGATTGTGATGTTGTGGCACTAGTTGAAGAACAAGCAGAAATTCTAAAAAGAAATACAAAGAATCAAAAAATCTGTGAAGAATTAAAGAAATTCACAGCTAAAACAGCTACAAAACTAGATGAAATCATAACACTTTTAGATGTTGATTTGGATATTGCTTATGGAAGAACAGCATTAATGACTCAAGCATTTTTTAACAAAGTTCATATTATAAAAGACAAAATGGGAAGATACATGTGGGATTCATCAATAATTTCAAATAGTCAAAACGAATACCTTCCTGTTGAAATAATTGTTGTTCCTGATGAATTTTTAGGAGCAAAAAACGATGCTAAAGCATTTATTGGAGATTTAGAATATGCAATTCTATTAGCTGACAGAGAAGACTTAAGCGTAAAATGGGTTGACAATAATATTTATGGAGAAATCTTACAAGCTGCAGTTAGATTTGATGTAGAACAAGCAGATAAAGAAGCGGGTTTCTTTGTAACTTTAAATTTAACTGAAGCATAATAACAGAGAGGAGTTAGTTATGTATAAAGTATTATATGATTTTATAGATACAGACGGAGTCGCTTATTACAAAGGCGACTCTTATCCTCTTTTTAGCTTTTTGATTAATCAAGAACATATAAATTACTTGCTTTCTAATGAAAATAAAGCAGGTAAAGCATTGATTGAGAAAATCGAAGACAAAGAAACAGAAGAGGGAGTCAATGAAGAGGGACTTGAAAAAAAATTAGACGAAGAAACAGAAAAAAAAGAAGATTCAAATAACAAAAAAAATTCAAAAAAAGAAGTGGATGAAGTGAATACAGATGAGAGATAAACTACTCCAAGTTGTAAAATGGAGACTAGGCATAACAACAAATATCAAAGATGAATTTATAACATTTTTGATAGAATCAACTCTTAAAGAAATGAAAAGTCAACACAAAATGGAGTTGACAGATGAAAATCACGAAGAAAAAGCAGAATTAAGAGAGTTTATTGTTGACTATGTCTGTTACAAATACAATAACACAGAGTACAAAGGAATTCCGCGTTCATTACAACTTAAACTTCACAATTTAAAAATAAATAGAATGAGGAAATAAAATGACTTTTGATTATGAAATAACACTTTTAAAAAGAGTAGTTGAACTTAATGAGTTAAATGAAGAAGTAATAAAATATATTGAGACACAAATACTTGCGAATATTGAGTCAATTTCAATGCGAGAATTTTACGAAGCGAAGAATAGCGATTTACAAGTTGACATCACATTTATTATTCATAACTTTGAATACTCAGGACAGCATAATCTTAGATATGATAATAAAGAATTTGAAATTATCAGATCATATAAAAGAAAAGATGGTTTGCTTGAACTAACATGTAAAGAAGTGATTTTGAATGAATAAATTTAGTAAACATGTTGAAGATATTTTAAAATCAGAAATTGGACTCGTAAAAGAAAGTGTTAGGAAAATAGCAAGAGAAGTTGCAGAACAAAGTTGTAAAGAATTGGAAAGTACTGCACCACACAGAAATGGAAAGTATAGAAAGTCTTTTAAAGTTGATGACACAGACTCAATGACAGCTATAGTACATTCAGAAAAACATTATAGACTTACTCATTTATTAGAGTTTGGACATGATGTTATAAAGAACGGAAAACGAGTCGGAAGAGCAAAAGCATATCCACACTGGGCAAGAGTAGAAGAAAATGGGATAAAAGAGTTTGAAACGAGAATTCAAAAGGAAATAGAAAATGGATAAAAATTTAGAAAAACTTATAAAAATATTCAAAAAGCTAAAAATTGAATTTAGATATATAAATACAAAAGACAATTTAACAGTGCCTTATGCGATTTATAGAAGATTATCAGAAAAACGAATTTATGCAGACAATAAAAGATTTTTTTCAAGATTACATGTAATGGTGGAGGTGTACTTTGATAGTTTAAAAAAACAGCTTGAATTTGAAGAGTTATTTGAAAAAGAATTAGAAGAGAATAGATTCACATTTATAAAAAGTGAAGATATAGAATTAGACAAAAATGTAATAATGATATATTACGAAATAACAGGAGGAATTTAAAATATGGCTGAAGAAAAAAATATAGTAGAATTTGGTGTTGAAAATTTACATTTGGCAACGTTAAAAAATGATGGAGAATTTGACACGCCTGTAAATATAAAAGGAACGTCAAAAATAAAGTTATCAGGAAAAGGAGATTCAAAGATTATCTATGCTGATAACGGAACATTCTATGTAATTTCAAGCAATACTGGTTACGAAGGTGAACTTGAAATCTATAACTTTGATGATGATTTCAAAATAAAATATTTAGGATTTAAAAGAGATGGAAATGGAATTTTGTTAGAACCTAGTATTTTAAAACCTGTAAGTTTAGCCATGGCATTTAAAATATTAGGGGATGTCAAAGATAGAGTTTCAGTTTTATATAATTGTATTTTTGAAAAACCTGATATTGAACTAAAAACAGTTGAAGAAAAAATTGATGTTGAAGTTATGAAAATTAAATTTAAGGCAAGACCTAAAGAATTTCAAGATTATGATGAAAAAATTGTTCAAGCATCTACTTTAAATGACAAAGCTAAAGAGACTTGGTTTACAAAGATTTATACACCAAGTAAAACAAAAACATTACAAGGATAATTACAAGGATAGGAGAAGAAATGTTAACGAGAGAGATTGATTTTTTTGGAAAAAAACTTAAAGTAAATGTATCTAGCATAATACCATTAAAATATAATTTTGAATTTAAAAAAGACTTAAATGATTTTTTAAATAAATTATTACAATTCGGGAAAAACTCGAAAAAAACGGATAAAAAATTTAGTTTTGAAGATTTAGATTTTGAAATGCTAAATAGTTGTATCGAAGTCGCTTATACTATGCTTAAGTATGCAAATAATGATAATTTTAACTATAAAGATTATGAAGACTATCTTTCAAATTATGAATTTACAGAATTAGCTGTAAAATCTAT